AGGAATGGCAACATCATTTTGCAGCGGGTGGAAGTAGAGGAATGGGATCAAACGCAGCGTCACCAAGCGTCGCACCCGGAATGTCTAATCCTTATAAAACGGGAAATATGACGGAAGCGGTCAAGCTTGAGGTTGAGAATCCTGAACTTGCGCGAGTACTGAAAGCAGAAGCACTCAGAGGGTAATTCACGGAACCCTTTTTAAAAGCCAATGGCGGCTACCTTTCAAAACTATAGTGGCGGTACCTTTTTAGGTGATCTCGTCACTCGTCCAGAATTTCTGGGCTATGTCCAAGAGGACATTTATAACGGCTGTAAATGGATTCAATCCGGTGCAGTCACAAGAAACACAGCTTTAGATGCTAAAGCCGGGGGGATTCAAATTGAAGTTCCATTTTTTAAACCGATAACTCCCACGGAAGAGCGAATTGAGTCAAATAACACGTGGGGTACAAGCTCTAACGGTTATCTAACACCTCAAAAAGTTCAGGCAACAAACCAAATCATGCCAATCATTAGGCGTGGTTTCTCTTATGCCGTAGATGACATCAGTAAGTTAGGTACTGGAGCTGACCCAATGGGGGCTATCCGTAACCAACTTGCTAAATCAATCAACAAGCTTCGTACAGCAACTTTAATTAGTCAGCTTGACGGTATCTTCGCGACTGCTCTAGCAGGTAACACTACTGACGCATCTAGCGCAACGACTTCTACTAACACCAACTACTTAACATTATCCAATGTTATTAAGGCCAAGAACTTACTTGGTGAGCGTGGCGGCGAGTTAAGCACAATCGCAATGCACAGCGATGTTTATGCTTACTTGCAGGAAGTAGGAGCATTGCAGTTCTCCTCTAATAACTTAGCAAGCGGTACAGCGATCGCTTGGGGGTCGGGAGGATTGGGGGTCTCAAATACTCAAGTAGCTACCTTCATGGGACTAAGTGTTGTTGTTGATGATTTATTAGCACCAACTCTCAACTCAGGTGGTTCTGACCAATATCCAATTTATCTACTTGGTGCAGGTGCGGTAAATGAGGGAGTCCAACAGGACTTGAAGGTGGAATTTGATAGAAACATCTTGTCCCTACAGGATGTACTAGCTCTTAGCTACCACTACGGCTTCCATTTAGGTGGCACTAAGTATGGTGGTTCAGCTAACCCAACTAACACAACTCTAGGTACCGCCGGCTCTTGGACGCTGGCCTACACAGAGCGCAAGATGGTTGATGCTGTGAAGCTAACTGTTAACACTCCTTACTCAACAAACAAGGCGTAATTGCTCTTGGAGTAAATATAAAGAGGGGAACTGTAAAAGGTTCTCCTTTTTATTTTTCTATTAAACTGAGTTAAGTTAGGCGGGGTAACTAAGTGATCTCAATGGTTCGCTTTTATCTCATGCCCCGTGAGGGTATTCCTGAAGAGGTATTACCAACTTATTATCCATCGGTTGTTGATGTTAACTCTCACGAAGCCCGTAAGACACGCCGCCGTTTAAGATCTCAATATAAAGGTTTAGAAATCATCGCTGTTCCACTCTGATGTCATTACCAACAACCACAAGTTATGTAGCCAGAGCTGACGCTGATACATACTTTGCTACATCATTTAATAACGCAGCATGGGGAGCATTAAGCGATGCTCAAAAAGACTTAGCACTACAAGTAGCAACTCGGAATCTGGAGACGCTTCAATGGTATGGAAAAAAGTGCGTAACGGACCAATCACTGCAATGGCCCAGAGAGATTGCAGCCGATGGAAGCACCGACGCAACTGTTTGTACCACAGTGCCTAATCAGTTAGTCGAGGCAACATGTGAATTAGCTTTAAAGTTACATAGCAATCAATCAGTATTTATTGATGGTCCTGATAGCGGTACGACTGGAACATTTGTATCGAAGGAAAGGCTAGGAGAGTTAGAGGTTGAATATGAGGAGTACGACGGTGTTAAGTCAATATCAAGTGGTCCTAAAATCATTGTTTTATTTCCTTGGCTAAAAGAATTACTTAGGTCTTACGCAAGGGTAGGAAGTGCTTCAGTTATGACGGCGGTGAGATCGTGAGTAAGATTGACGACGTATTTGGAGGTTTACCCGGTCCCATCATTAGTAAGTGGGGGCAGTCGATGGTATTTATTCGTAATGCTGGAGAAGGAACTTATAACCAAAGTACCGGATCAATTACGACAACAGAAACAAGGATTAATGTAAAGGCTGTAATTACACAAGTCAGTCCAACAGAAGTTGAGGGAGAGTTACAGGCAACAGATGTGAAGATATTGATAGATGCAGGTCAGTTAGGTACTACATATATAACAACTGCGGATCAATTTGAGTATTCGGAAGATACCAAGACCGTTACAGCTAACATCATTCGAGTTAATACGACGAGAGGAGATAAGCCAATCTTTTATGTTTGTTTTGCGAGGCCACAATAATGGCAAAAAGGAAACTTATAAGTCAGTTAATTCCTGATGTAAGGGAAGCCCTTATAGAGGGAATGGAAAAAGCTACGGAAGGAATAACATACGACTTAATAGATCGAGGACCATATTGGAGTGGAGTATTTGCTAAGTCTTGGATGGTTGTTCGAGGTCAAAATGCTATACCTCAATACATACCCAGACAGTACGGTGTCCCTTGGATAGAACAAACTAAACCAGATCCTAAAACAATCATGCCTATCACCCCAAAGAATGAAGATTTAAGGGGGTACACAATAGGCAACATGACGGAATATTCAGGGTATGCAATGGATTTATGGCCTACGAATAGAGGGAGGAAAGGGGGTTTTGCTAAGAACGCGACTGCATGGCCTAACTGGTTTCAGAATTATGCAGATGCACCGCAAGGAACAGGGATGCACTTAAGAGTTGACATGACATTAAATTCTGTATTTAGGAGGTATTAACGATGACTCTTCAGTCAGTACGTGCAATTTATGAATCACCGGTTATAACTGCATTAGCCGCGTTATCCCCAACAGTAAATTGTTACGTGGCTAACCAACCGGTAAAGAATGACGATGCAGCTAAGGAACACGCATTAATAAGGGTTAACTTTACGGGTACAACGGAAGTGACGTTAGGACAGAGTTTAGAGAATTTAAGAGGTGTGATTATTGTTGAGTGTTATGCGATAAAGAACAATGGTCCTGAGAGAGCGCAAACAATGATTACAGCGGTAATGACTGCTTTAAATAACTTGAACACATGTAATCCTCATCCACCTAGCGGTAGTTATGGAAAGGTAGGACAGATAACAGGACCATTATTTGCGTCATTGGAAAATAGTCCTCATTTTATGGCTAGTGTCACTTGTCCATTTTATGCGACTCATATAAGTTAATAGTAGCCCCCGTAAAACAACGCCCCCGATGTTGTTTCGACTCTCTATGTAGAGAGATAGACCAATTCCAGTTTCTTGCACAAGTCAAGTTTTAACAGGAAATGACGGATCTGTGTGGTTTCAACCCGCATCGACTGAATTTTGCCTGAAGGACTACTCTGACTTTCCAGCGGGAACCTCAATAACGGTTCCTTCTGATCACGATTTTCGTGTAAATGATCCAATTAAGTTCACAGCCCAAGGCAGTGGTCATATCGATGCCAACCTGACAGCAGGTACGACTTATTACGTTGTTGCAAAAACAGCAACGACAATCGACGTATCAGCATCAGCCGGTGGTACTGCCATAACTCTCGCGGGTGACGGCGGAACGGGTAGTGCGGATACAGGCAATACAAGCGTCAATCACATCAAAGTTGATTACGCGGAATTTGCTGCGGTATGTCAAGTGAAATCCTTCTCAATTGATTTATCAAGAGAAGAGATTGATACCACGGTTCTACCTTGCGCTGTTAATACCACAGGTTCCCTAGCTTCATTTAGAACAATGCAAGCGGGTTTTGCCTCTGGGTCAGGTTCAATGGAAGTTCAGTTCACCGACGATCAAACCAATCTTGCTAACCGGTTACTCGGTAACAGCATGAGAAGGAATCAAGACGGTGCAGAGGTTCGTTTATTTATCAACACTGTTGGTACAACTGCTGATCCAAGCCTTACTGACAGCCTTTACATCCAAGCACCAATCTCAATTATGGGATTTAGTTTGAGTGTATCTCCAGAGGATGTGATTGTCGGTTCATTAAGTTTCAGTCTTAGTGGCCAGCCGAGTCATCTACTTGGTAATTAAACTAAGTTTGGGAATGTTCACAAGCCTCCTATCTGCGGGAGGCTTTTTTATGCTTATACTTAAATAACTTCACTTATATAAGTTATGGCTCTGAGCCTAATAGAGCAGCTAAAGAAAGCAGCATCCCTAAAGCCTTCAAAGAGGACGGTTGTTTTAACAAATGGACATGTAATTGAGTTTTACTGTGCGCCATTAACAATGGCAGAGAGACAAAAAGCACAGAAAGACGCAAAGAATGAAGACACAACTGAAATAGCTCTTCAATTATTGGTTGGTAAAGCTTGTGATGAGAAGGGAGAGAAATGTTTCAATCTCAGTCACATACCAGAGTTAAAGCACATGTGTAAGGAACAGGATGTGCAAGCTTTAATGTTAGCGGTTATGCAAGAACCTGACGAAGAGGAGGCGGCTGCACCCACCGACATGAAAAGAACTAGAAAAGCAGCTACGGAAGGATAATTTTATGCTTCTTTCCTTCGGAGTAGCGAAGGAATTAGGTATGACGGTACAGCAGCTCTATCAAAATATTACTATGAATGAGTTGCTAGGATGGTCTGCGTATTTTTCTATCGTCAACAAGGATCAGGAAGATGCTATGAAAAAGGCTAGACGACGCTAAACTATAAAAATAACTGAGTTAAGTAAGGACATTGGCTTTATACGCTGCTGATATTGAAGTAAAGCTAAAGAACAAAGGTGAATTATCGCGACTGGAAAAGCAGTTTAAAAAGTTAGCGGATGTATCAATACAGCTAGATAAAACATTAAAGAGTTTAGGTAAATCAAATGTTATTAGGGTTGACACCGGTTCTGCCTTACGTGCCATAAATCAGTTAGAGACAAAGATTAAAGGTTTAAGTAGGACTGTCAGCGTTAACGCAAGCACCTCTGGAGGAGGTAGAAGAAGTGAAGGCGGTTTATCCGGTGCAGCAATGCCTATGATGGCGGCGGCTATGAGTAGTAGGAACTCTCAAAGGCATCAAGCTCCTAAAGTTGACACAAGCGAGATCTTTGATACTGGTCAGGGAATAATAAAGGATTATATAGATGGTTTAAAACAGTCTGTTAAGCAACAGGAAAGTATTGTTGAAAGTGCTAATGAATCAGTCATTAGGTCTCAAAATAAGTATGCTCAATCAACAAAAAATGTTACTCGGTACCAAGAAGCCTCTACAAAAGCTCTAGATAAGTTTATGGGTAAGGCTAAGACTGCACTACAGCCTTTGGCCGAAGGATTCCCACAAGAAAAGAAAGCATTAGATTCTCTCCTACAATTTGCAACTTCCTACTTAAGAACTAATAGCAAAGTAAACGAAAAGATTGGGGAGACAAATAAAAAGCTAGTAGATAGGGCTTCTACACATAAAAAGATAAAAGAGAGTTATGAAGACACCTTGAAAGGTACGCAAGTTGAGTTGGATCAACGCAATAAAGCCTTACAGGTAGCAGATCAAGAGCAAGAGATGACGATGAAGAAAGCTTTAATGACAGATAGAGAAATAGAGCTTAATAAGCAAATTAATCAACAAAAGGTAAATGGTTTTAAGAGTCTTGAACAACAATTGAAACACCAAGAGAAAATAAGCAGAGAGTTAGCTTTAGGTAAGACCCCTGCAAAGACTTTAACAACACAACTTGAGAGATCAAAGGATGCAACTAAGAGAGCATTTCAAGAAGTTGTGAGATTAAGACAAGAGTTAAACAAACCTATAAATACCTCTCCGAAAGGACTAATTGGAGGAATGAAGAGTTTAGGAAAAATGGGGGCTTTAGGGTCGTTTGGTAAAGGTGCTTTAGGAGCATCAGCGATGATACCGGGAGCAGCACCTTTTGCTATTGGTGCAGGTGCGGGAGCTGTAGGTAAAACAGGCGGTGCAATGTGGGCCGGTGGAGCTTTAGGTGCGGCGGGTGCTGGTCTATTAATGGGAGGATTAGCGTTAACTAACTTTATTAAAGATGCAACAGTCGCATCATCAGAAATGAAGAAGATGCAGTTAGCATTAACGGCTGTAGTTTCTAGTAATGAAGATTATAAAAATGCTTTAGATTCGGTAAGTGAAATATCAAATAGTCTCCTAATTCCTCAAGCTAAAGTAACAAAAGCTTTCACACGATTACAGGCCGCAGCATCAGCTAGTGGCTTCGAGGTAAATGATGTAAAAAATATGATGAAAGGCTTTAGTGCGGCTTTGGTTGCGACGGAGGGAGATACCAAGAATTTCAACGGAGTTATGCTTGCACTTGGGCAGGTCATGGGAAAGGGCAAGGCTGCTGCAGAAGAAATTAGGGGGCAAATCGGGGAGCGCCTAAGCGTGGTAATTCCCGAATTAGCAGAGTCTATGGGTAAGACAACTAAGGAGCTAGATAAGATGTTTGATGATGGAAAAGTAACGGTACAAAATATAGTTGACTTAGGCGTACATTTAGAGAAAAAGTATGGTAAATCAGCCGCTAATATATTAAAGAGTCAGATGAATGCAGGTGAAAGATTAAAGTATGAACTATCTAGACTCTCACTGGCTGTAGGCCCATTATTTGAAGATATAGGTGCTGGTTTCCAAAACTTAGGATCGACAATAGTACAAGCATTAATTCCAGCTATTGAAAAAGTATCAGAACTCTTAGCGGTAACAGAAAAAGGGAAGAAGCTAAAACTAGACTATTTGGTCGATAAAAATGAGCTTCTAGATCAAGATGCCGGTATTAAAAAGATATTCCAGAAAACGTCAATACCTAAGCAAGAAGTAATGAAATATTTAAAACAGACAGATAGTGCGGAAGGTGCGAAGCAAATGTTAACCAACAAGTTTGGTGAAAAAGCGACAGAGAACCTTGGTTCCTTAGACTTCTTTAAGCTGAGACAAAAGCAAGAAAGAGATGCAAGGGTACAAAAGATTAAAGATCAGTTAGAGCCACCAAACATAACGGGAACAAAAAATAATAAGCAAGGTGGAGGTATTTCTAAAGAGGAACAGAGAAGATTAGATAACTTTGCGAAATTTAAGCGAAATAATGAAATAGAAAGAGAGTTTTTAGAAGACAAGCTGGAACTAGGTACTAAACAAGCTGAGCTAAATAGAGAAATAGCTTTAATGGTTGATGTTCATGGTAAAGAGAACAAAGAAGCTATTGAAGAAGAGTTCAGACTTAGGGATGAGTTAAAGGAGCGATTAGAAAACGAGGTAGTAACCAGAGGGAAGATTAACGACATGATTGAAGAGAGCGATAAGAAATTAAGAGATTTGAGCAACCCACTTAACCAGCTAAAGAATATAACGGAAGCTTTTGAAGACTCTTTCTCTAATGCAATTCAGGAGGTAGTGAGAGGAACTAAGAGTATTGGTGATGCTGTTTCTTCAATGCTCAGTCGTATAGCTGATGCAATGCTTCAGAACGCTGCTGATGTATTAGCGGCACAAGCTAGTAATTCGTTATTTAAATTATTAGGCAATGCAATAGCAGGTGGTTTTGGTAACTCTCTGTCAAATACAACATCTTTACCCACGGATGTTGGAGGACTAACAATGAAGCAAGCTATAGATTTACCTGCAATTAAGTATGCGAGTGGAGGATACGTTGACCGTCCTACTAACGCGATTCTGGCAGAAGGCGGCGAGGGGGAATATGTCATTCCTGAATCTAAGCTTGCCTCTAGTCTTTCCAGATATCAAGCGGGTCATCGAGGCAGTTCAGTAGTTCCCGGTGGTGTTGGTAATTCAGGCGGTTCAGGTGGTGGGTCTGGGGAAGTAACAGTTAACTACACCGGTCCTACTCTTGAATTCAATGGTGATGAATATGTGCCTCGCTCGGCTGTTCCACAAATTATTTATAGTGCATCTATGGCCGGAGCATCAGCGGGTAGAGCTAACACGATGAAGGACTTAAAGAATTCACGTAGCCAGAGAGCAAGGTTAGGTTTATGAGCATCATTGCTTTAGCGAACTTTATTCATATCACGACTGCGAGTGGTGGTGATCCAAAGGGTTTAAATCCTAATCGTTTTCAGAATGGTAAATATGATGAGCCTGTTGTTTTAGGTGGCACTAACCATCAATATCTAAGTTTTAATTATCAGGGAGCTGCTAGGAATTTAACCGGTGACAATATGGAGTCAACGCTTATTTTGGCGAATAATGCGATCAGTATGAGCTATGCAAAGGCAGCGGTTGATAATAAATATCACATTCAAGTCGATACATACTTAATGACTGCTGATTTTGCACCAAGCAAATTAATAACATCTGAAGCATGGTTAGCGGCTTCTTTAAGTTATGACCCTGTAACTGTTGAGATACTTTTAAGTAGTGCGATAGACGCGGTTGGCGCTGACTGCCCGAATCGAGTCTTGACCTCTAGACAAGTTGGACATCTACCAGTAACAGGAAGTATTCAAAGTCGTTGAGGCCAGATCAACTTATTGGCATGCCTTATCGTTTAGGGGCAGATTTTGAGAAACATCAAGCGGGTGATTGCTTATCTTTATGCCGGACTGTCCTGAAATATTACCGAATTGAGTTACCTCCACCTAAACGAGATTGGTATCGGAGACTGAGACGTAAAGATTACAGCGTGTTTTTTGAAGAATTAAATCGGTGGGGAGTCGAATCACCCCCTAAACTAGGAACAATTGGTCTTTGCAAATCAGAAAATGGATTCGGAATGGCTGCATGGTATGAGGGTGGATGGATAAGCTACAGAAAAACATTCGGAGAGTTGGCGGTCAACTGGAGTCGCCTCGACGGCCTCATGGTGACAGGTTGTTACTACCCACGGAAGTCGAGTTATGTACCTTACTCGGGTTAAGCAAAGAAGAATATTTTGAATTTGTAGATAAAACTTCGGCATACAACGGTCAGAGGAAAGAGGGATACGAACTAATTCCGGATATAAAAATGATGCCTGATGTTTTCCTTGCTGCATCAGGAGGTTTAAACGTCTTAGGACAGATTGCTGTTTCTGTTGCTCTTACAGCGGTTGGTTATTTATTAACACCAAAGCCCAAGCCTATAAAGGCGGGTGCGAATGTTAGGGGAGATGACGCAATAGGTAGTAAGAGGTTTGCTCCACAGTTTGCATTTAATAGTCTTCAAGAATTAGCGACTTTAGGAGATACTGTTCCTCTAGTATTTACTAATCAAATCCAAGTTTTAAATACATCAAATGTTATCGGTGGTATAAGAGTTAACGGGCAATTGTTATGGTCACAGCTTCTTAGCTTGGGTCGTTTACAACAACTAAAAGCAATTGCTTTATTTTCTTTAGGGGAGATAGATGGCAAGCCAGATTTTGAAGGTTATGCAATTGGTGATCTTTTACTTTCGACTTATAGCAAAAAGAAACTAGATTTATTTTTCAAATCTAGTGAAATGAATAAATTTAACAGAATTAAACAAGGCGATAGATATACAGATTCAGAAGTTGTAGGGATGCCACTTCCTCACACAGATGTATTTTCTGATATATGGCCTGTTGGAAATTCAACAACTAAGTCTTCACAAGTTTATCCTTTTAGCGGGACAAGAAATCCTACAACTCAAGCAGCATTTGGTTTATATAATCCAATGCCAAATGCAAGTGTTGTAAAACTTCCTTATGAACTTAATTATCCACAGCCTAAGAGTTCAAACGAAGCAAAAAGAGCTGTTGCTATTAAGCAAAAGAAAATAGCTACTTTCTGGCCTACAAGAGCTGGTTTTACAGGTGGGTCTGTAAATGTAGTTGGTGATGAAATTACTTATAGAGTTTTAAAGAGTAATCAAGAATATGTCGAAGATTGGGCGACAGGTACAGCTCCTCATGGGATAGAGGATGTGAAATCAATGATTCGTTCAATTAGGGAGGAAGTTGATAGTCATATTGCTGTTGGCGAGACATATATGGCGGGGGATGGATTAATAGCTTGTATTGCAATAAACAATATGGATAACGAAGCTGAAGAAGGAACACCGTGGAGACCAACAACTGAAATTAATGGGACAGAAATGTATGCAGGTATTGAAAGAAATTATAGGTTTGAAGTTATAGAGGCAGGTGTTGATTATGGGGCGTTATTTAAACATACAAATTTATACGAACATGAACAACAACCTTTATGGGTAAATCCTGCTGATGGAGGTGACTCTATTGAAATTAATGGACATAGCGACAAGACAATTTGGACAACTCAATATATGGATGATTATTCTTTGCAGTATGGTTTCCCTTATAGGAATCCTATTTTGCAACGTGTGGCTATTGGAACGATTACAAATAGCAGACCATGTGCAATGACAGAAATAGGGTTAAAGTCAAAAGTTTTTGGTAGTATTAGAGGTGCAAATATTAATGGTATTCCTACAAAAGCAGCTTTAGATGAGATTTACGAACAGAAAGTTAACTTTCAATTAGGGCAAGTTGATTTATATATTAAAAGACTTTCTTTCTTTAAATTACAAGTAAGAAGAGCAGGTACAAATGGTGATTGGCAAGATCTAAATAATCAAATACAAAATGATCATAGTGGTTTATTTTGTGTCAAAGGTAATACTCCTGAGTTTCAATATAACTATATAAAAATACATCATCCTGAGCTTGGCTTAACTAATAATGACCAGTATGAATTTAGGTTTAAACCATACCCCGGTAATAACGTAGCTTTATATCACATGAATCAAAAAGTAAATTTATTAAATGCAAATTTATCTTGGAACCACGAAGAAAAAGAAACAAGGCAAATAGAAAGTGATTTTTTATCTGATACAACTCTTGGAAAATTTGTTATTATTTTTGCCGGTAGAGATGATTTTGTTTTAACTTTCAACGAAGTATCTAACACTGAATGGATTCAATCTTTTAATACTGGTACGGGTGAAATTGGTGATGAATCAGGTGGTGTTGCTGAATTATCTAGTGTGTTTAAGCAGGGCTTTTCCGGTATTCAATATGGTCCTGCTAGTCCTGACCCAACACCTGAATACGACTACGGTACAATATATCTAGGAAATGGAGAAGTAGAGACAACGGAAACTTTAGTCTCCTTAAATACGGAGTATCCGGGTGATCAATGGGCTTATGTTGCTTATGAAGATGGAAAAGAAGTTGGAGTTTCTATTGTAGAAGCGGGAACACCTGCTACTGATGTAGTAATTCATAGTACTGAAATAATAGACACAGGACTTATAGTTACTGATATAAATGGAGTTCCATCTGCACCTCAAAAACCTTTTGTTTCAAATGCTATTTATACGGTCCCTAGCGACACACCTACTGTAACTACTAATCCTGTAACTATGGGACCAGTTCAATACTTTGAGATTTCAAAAGAAATTCCTAGTATTACCTTGAGTGTTGGATTTTCAGAAGACTCGGATTATTCGGGGTACAATCTCTCAGGTAACTAATGACTTTTTTCCAATCTACAGTTATTCCAACAACAAATGGAAGTGGTTCAGGACTTACTTTAAAATTAACGATTACTTGGCACCCCGCTACTTACGATTGGAACGCCCATTGGACTACATTAAATATAGGTAATGGCTATAAAGTTGGAGATAATATTACTATTCCGAAGCCAGCAGGGTTAGATTCCAATGTTACTTATCCTACAGGGGGTATTGACGTTCAAGTTACAGGAATAAGCATTGGAACGTCAGTAGTTTTAAAAGATAATTTAAACCAATACGATGCAATTGCTGACTACGTTCAATTTCCGTCGATGGAACATAAGAGTCATCAAGATGGGCCGGAACATGAATTGGTATATGTAAATGAGTTGATGAATCCCGGTAGTGGCAAGGCTTCTTACATGGATTTAGCTATAGGTGGAATTAGAATTAACAGCGCAAAGGAGTGGACTAATTTCACTCAGTTATCGGCATACTTTAAGAAGGGAATTAAAGTTCCAGATTTAATTAATGGAGGTTCAGCAAAGGCAAGTAATAACTTTGTTGAGATTGCGTATGCACTACTAACCGATTCTTATTTAGGTGCGGGGGATTTAGTCGGTGTTAATGCTGTTGGTGATATGACTGAAGCAGCAAAGTTTGTACGAGCTAATGGCTTTACTTGGGATGGGATGATCAGTAACAAAATCAACTTAAGAGACTTCCTACATACACACGGAACCTATAACCTTTTAGATTTCACAGTAATTGGAGGTAAGTTCAGTCTTTCACCCGCCGTCCCTTACAAGACAGATGATTATACAATTGATTACACGGCGAATATAGGTAAGGATTATATAAGTGGACTATTTACTGACGGCAATATCAAAGATCTCAAGTGTAGTTTCCTTAGTCCCGAAGAAAGACAACTCTTTAAAGCCAACGTTCTTTACAGAAAAGAAATAGCAAATGGTTTTGCTGAAACTAAGTCAGTTATGTACCGATTAGGTGATGACTACGGAGGTAAGAACACTGACCCAATCGAAACTTATGATCTATCAGGCTTTGCTACGACTAGAGAACAGGCAGTCAAATACGCTAAATATATTTTAAAGATAAGGAAAGAAGTTGATCATGGAATGAGTTTTAAAACATCTCCTCAATACTGTGTAAATCTGGCCCCCGGTTCTTATATACGTCTTGTCTCTGAGGCAACCCATGTTGAGCGTTATAGAAATGGCGTTATTACTGAAGAAGGGAAAGTCATTAGTAAGGACACAATTACCGGTGTACATGATATTTATTATTGGAAACCCGGAACAACAGTTGAGAAAGTAAAGGAAGCTAACAACGTGAATTTCACAACAGGTGTGGGTCTTGTTGGTGGTGTTTTATTTGCTATAAAAGATTCGGTAACAACTAATAGGGTTTATAAGATTGAGACTATTTCTTATGCAGAAGATGGATTAGTTGAAATTTCCGGTAGTCATGCACCTCTAACCGATTCAGGTTCATTAGCTATTCTGGATGGGTGGAGTGGTGTCCTTAATCACTTTATGGAACTTATCTAATGGCAACTGGAGCGCAACCTTTCCCAACAGTTAAACCAACTTCTAGGTCTTACACACCGGGAGAATACCCAACGCAAGAATTTGTCTCGCTTGACGGGACCAAAACTTACCTGCGATATGGGAACAGGAGATCTGATTCAACATTGGATCTTGGGTTTAATAACATTACTGACAGTGAGGCAGATGAAATTTTAGATAACTATGTTGCAGTTAACGAAAACTGGACAACAGCAGATGAAAAGACTAGATGGGTGACGTTTACTAACAGTGATGGTCTTAACGGTGCTGAATCTGGTTTGCCTTCATACTTAAGTGAGGCGGGTCTTAGGTGGCGTTACTCCAAGCCTCCAAAGGTTAAGAGTGTGCAAAAAGGCATCAGTAATGTGACCTGTTCCTTTGTTGCTTGTCTAGATTCGCCTAAACTAAGTTAACTCCTTTCAACTTACCTAAATCAAGTGGCATTTTATTCAGGTCAAGATGGCAAGCTTTATATAGATGGCAGTGCTTCAGAAGCGGCGAAAGTTGTTTCTTGGTCATTCTCAGCTTCGCAATCCACTCTTGACACAACCAGTCTTTCAGATACAGATCGGACGTTAATCGAAGGTATTCGCAGTATCTCAGGGAGCTGCCAGATCTATTATCACAGTGATGCCAGTAGCTCTGGAGATGCTACAACTATGATTGGCAAACTAATAAAAGCACGTAGCTCCGCAGGTGTTCCCGGTGTTGCTCCAAAGCAGAACGCAACAACAGCAGAAACAGCGACAATTCTTGAGCTTGGTTTCAAGGATTACCAAGGCACGATTAAGAAGATCAAGTTACCTGTTGTCTTAACCACTGTTTCGATGACAAGTTCTCAGGGTGAAGTCTTATCTGCCAATATTTCATTTGAAGCTAACGGCGCACCTAGCTCTATTACTATCTAATGTCTGGGAAGATTATCACTGGTGATGATGGGTACGTTGAACTACAACGAACCTCTCTTGAATATTCATTGCAAACGACATTAGGAACATCTGATGTCAATACAAATCGTAAACGCTTCTCTGTTGATGGGATATCAGATAACGTAATCACCGGCGATAGAATAGAAATTTCAACTGTTGACGGTTCAACTCTTGAATTAGTTAGCGGTCATACTCACTCAGACGGTGCTTGGTTTGCTCATGTTGATGCTGTAGGAGGAATACGTTTATATGATTCTTTTGACAATGCAATTACGGGAGGTTCGACTAACGCTCTAACTCTTGTTACTCCGAGTGCATCAAAAGCGATAAGTTTTAAAGCGCGTGATACTTCTTATCGACCACTTGCGAGAGTACGTGATTTCGAGTTCACAACTAATCGAGAGTTAATTCAGACTGAGACTTTAGGTTCTAAGTTTAAAGAGCAATATGAAAACGGATTAATTCAAGGACAGGGTACGGTTAACTGCTTTTGGGAGCATCGCTATTTATTATCTGATTCAGATACCCGTCAGGTCGTTAAGCCAGAGTTTGCGGCTTACCTAGCTCGGTTAATTCTTCGCTTAGATCAGGGTTGTGATTTTAATGGTCGCTTCTTTATGTATCGCGAAAGTGCTAGTTCGACTAATAATTGTTGGTGGGAATGTGAAGCTCAAATTACTAATTGTGCTATCAATGTACCCGCTGGAGGTGTAGTTGAATCAAGAATAGAGTTTGTTACAACAGGTAAATTTCAACTGAAGACTGGTGATACACCGGGCTTCTTAAAACGCGAGACATCAGGCTACTTATTACAAGAAACAGGCGGTAAGCTTTTTGTAGAAGATGATCCGACCTAATCGAGGCAAGCATACTAAGATAAGTTAAATAGTTCAAGCGAGTGAATGACTGATTATCGAATAAGTGGGCTTAATCCTTTAGCGAAGGTAGATTTAGAGGCTGGAGATGAATTAGCTGTCGTAGATGGCAGCGCGTCGGAGACAAAACGAATCACAGCTAAAGCATTAGTAGAAAAAGGAGTTGCTTTAATCGATGCGGGTTCAATACCCGGTTCAGCGATAGCTACTCTCGGTGCAAATACGGTAGTAACGGCAAGTATTGCAGATGGAAACGTCACCAATGCGAAGCTGCAAAATTATGGTTTTGAGCTAGGGGGTCTGTCAATTGCGCTTGGTAGTATTGATAATACTCCGGCTCTGGATCTAGTTGACGCAACTAATTATCCAGCGTCTTCATTAAGCGGCACAATATCTAACGCTCAGTTAACTGGGTCAATTGCAAATAATAAATTAGCCAATTCGTCTATATCGTTAGGAGGGGTAAATATAAATCTCGGAGATACAATTGCGACTCCGGTATTTGACTTAACCAATGCAACAAATTATCCTGCATCTTCTCTAACTGGGACGGTATCTAATTCTCAGTTAACTGGATCAATCGCTAACAATAAGCTTGAAAATAGTTCTATCACTATTGGAAGTGTTGTATTAAATCTTGGAGATAACGATAGTAGCCCGGCTTTTGATCTATCCGATGCAACGAACTATCCGACATCTTCATTAACCGGCACTATTACTAATGCTCAGTTAGCTGGAAGTATTCAAGGATCAAAAATTCTTGCAGGGAGTATTTCTTCAACTGAACTAGGAACAAATTCCGTAACAGCAGTTGAATTAGCCAATTTATCTGTGGATACGGCGGCTCTAATTGATTCAAGTGTGACAGATGCGAAGATCTCAGCGGTAAGTGGTACAAAAATAACTGCGGGGTCTTTACCAGCTACAGCTATAAACGCGAGTAATTTAGGAACCGGTTTAG